ATCCTAATATTCTTGCAGCCATCATAATTGCATTTTTATCACCGGCATAAATATCACCATAATTGACAGGAGTAACAATCAAAGACTCAAACAATTTATCTAATACAACACCTTGTTTAATAAGATTCTGTGATGTTAAAATGTCTTCTTCTCTTGCAGTCATATACTTCATTTCAATAAATCCATCTGCAAGTGGATGGTCTATTGGGTAAACTAATCCTTTTGAAGGCAATGGTATTACCTCTGTTGGAAAGTTTGTCTTTTTTACGGCTTCTTGTTTGTGTTGAGAGAGAAGTCTCTCTTTGATTTCGGCATCTGACATTTCAGAATTTAGTTCTTCCGAAATATTATATCCATTAGCTAATTGTGACATAATATAATCCTATAACATTTTTTAAAAAACAATATATCGTGTGTTACTATAAATATGATTTAATTGGAAATATACCAATCAATAGTTGATTTAAGACCATCTTCAAACTTTATTAAGGGTTTCCATCCCAATTCTTCTTTTGCTTTCGATGAATCTATCGCATATCGTCTATCGTGACCTAATCTATCTTTTACATATTCTATTTTAGCAGACCATTTATCCATGATAGATAAAATTTTTCTTACTAATTCACCGTTAGACCACTCGTTATCCGAACCTATATTGTAAACTTCACCACATTTTCCATTTTGATAAGCAAACCAAACTGCTCTACAATGGTCATCAACATGAATCCAATCTCTAACATTCATACCGTCACCATAAACTGGTAAATTTTCATTGTTTAGTGCCCTCGTTATCATCAATGGTATCAATTTTTCCGTGTGTTGTCTTGGACCGTAATTGTTTGAACATCGTGTAATAACAGTTGGAATACCGTATGTGTGATAATATGACCTAACAAAACAATCAGCAGATGCTTTTGCGGCTGAATAAGGGGAGTTTGGTTGTATTTGTGTGTTTTCAGTGAATCGTTCTTGTGAATTTAATTCCAAACTACCGTAAACTTCGTCAGTAGAAACTTGAACAAATTTTTTCAATCCCAATTCTTTTGTAACATTCAGAAGTGATACCGTTCCAGTTATATTAGTATCTATGAATGGTTTTGAATCATGTATAGACCTATCAACATGGGATTCTGCAGCAAAATTTATTATACCCTCAATATCATTATCTTTACAAATGCCTTTAATAAATTCCGTATCACAGATATTACCATGATAAAACTTATAGTTTTCATTACCAATAAATTTTTCTACATTTTTTGGATTTCCAGCGTAGGTTAGTAAATCTACATTTACAATTCTGATGTCTGATAGTGGTGAATCCAACATCATGTGAATGAAATTACTACCAATAAAACCACAACCACCTGTTACGAGAATGGTTCTTTTTCGATTTGACATAAAAATAAAACCCTATATTCATTAACATTACTGTCAATAAATATAGGGATGACTTTCTAAAAACAAACTTTACAATATAAAAATTACAATTTTTGTAAAATTAGTATTGTAAGATGGCATAGTCATATGCAAGTGTGAGAGAAATCTCAACAAACGCATCATTTGCCCAATCCATTTCACCGAATGTTGTTGCAGTGATGAATGCACCTTTCAATGTCCATTCTTCAACTTTATCACCAACAGGTCCGAGAACATGGAGTGTAAGGTCTTTCTTGTAGAAGTCAGAATAACCGTCACGGCCAGTTACAGATTCGTGTGACAAACGTACCCATTCCATAACTGCCTGAGCAGCAGATGGTACGATTGGATCATACAATTTGATTGTTACATCCTGCCATTCACCCTTACCCTTTACTTTTCTTTTAACGTTAATGTGGTCAAGTGTAATAGGATTAAAGTTAATGTTTGGGCGACCTGCACCTTTTACCAAATATGCAGGAACTCCCTCGATGTACATAATAAAACGATTCTGTAATTTCGGCTCAAACGGAGTAAAAAAGATTTCCGTGGGATCAAGTAATTCAGCCATTTATATCTCCAAATTAAAATTATTCTTTTACATAAATATAAAACTTTGAAAAAAATTTGGGGAGTGTATTTCAACTCCCCAATTAAATCAATTAAGCACCGGGAAACGCCGCACCAGTAGACTGAATGTTGAAATCAAGTATGATAAATTCAGCTGTCTTAGCAGGTTGTAGATACAATTGTCCGTAGAGAATGTTACGGTCAATAATATCCGGTGTATTATTACTTTCATCCATGATAACACGGAAGGCGTACAAACCTTGACGTTGTTGAATTGATTCAAGATATGGATTCACGATGTTCAAGAAACGAGTTCTTGTTTGTGATGTGTTTTGTTCAAACACAAGGTATCTTGTAGAAGAAGCAATAAACTTCTTAGCAGCAATCAACAATCTACGAACATTGATGCGGTCAAGAGCAGATGGACGACCTTGCAATGTTTTTTGACCCCAAACACAAACGCCTGTTGATGGGAACACTGCGATAGGATTGATTCTCGCCTCATACAATGTGTCTCTTTCTGCCTGTGTCAATCTTGTCTTAACTTCAACCACTTCTGTCAATCCACCACGATTAAGACCAGCAGGCGCGAACCATTCTGCAGCAACTCGGTCATTAAATGCGATTACGCCAGGAAGAACAACAGATGGTGGAACCCAAATAGGTTTGTTTCTGTCCATGTCAAGAATCTTAACCCAAGGATAATATGTAGCAGCATAATTTGTATCAATACCTTCTGTTGTAGATACAGCAGTTGCGATATTGTCATTTATTCCAGTTGAATCCATTACATAGAAACAGTCACCACGATTTTCACACATATCATAAGCATATGATGTGATAGGTGAATGTAATTGATGTAATACACCAGGTGTAACAACCATGTTAATATCAAATTCGTCTGCATTTGAAATTGTATCTATTGCCTTCTTATATGCAGTATATCCATCAGTGGATGTATTTGACAAATCAAATCCTTGTGTATTACCTGCAAGTATATTTACTCCGGTTTTCTTTTGAAGATTTGGCTTGTGACCATCAAATCCACCTTGGAATGGCAACATAAATTTACGAGTATCGAGTGCAGTGTTTGTAGTCAAGTCAATAGATGAACTATATGCAGTTGCACTTGATGGGAAATTAGCAGCAGGATTTTGTTCATAGTCACCCAAATAGAAGTCTATGTTAGATCCTGTTGTTTGATTATCTGCAATAGGCAATGGTCTTAAATAATTAAAGTTGTCAGTATTTGAGAAATCATAACTGAATCCCCAATATACTCGTCTATTGTAAGCACCACCAACTGTTTGTGCAGAAACATAAGTTGCACCGGCAGGTTGAGTGAACGCACTTGGTATTGGAGATACAAGAGCACGGAATCCAAAAGGAACCAAATTAGGTGATGTTGCACCGTTAGAAACTGCCTCGGTTACTTCAACACGAACATATTTTGATTTATTAGCATAATCACCATTTACAACAACTTTGCCTTCACTTGTTACTGTAATATATCTATCACCAACCACTCTTGAAATATATTTTGGTGAATTTGGATCAAGGTTACACTTAAATTGTTCAACTACTGATGGTCTTATATCTTCATCTTCTGATGTGAATGGTGTTTGTGGGAGTTTAGATTGATCAACAAATCTAACAACAACATCAAAGTCACCATATTCAGAACCAGCAATTGTTCCAGCAGGACGAATGTTAGCAATACCAACCTTCACTTCATAGTTAGAATGTATACCATGAGAGAGTGTGTGGAATCTAAACAAGTCAGACTTGATAGCACCGATTTTTTGTGAAGTCACCCAAGGTGTAGAAGCTTCAAGGTAATCAGTTGTAAAGTCCCAAGGTGAACCAGCTGAACCAGTTTCAAGTACAATATATGTTCCAGCATCTGCAGCCAATGAAGCGGATGCTTGTTTCTTAAAGTTCACATAGTTGTAAACAGCGTGAGTACCGTATGGGTTATATCCATACAAATCACCGATAAATGATGTATTTTCTGGATCAATTGATGAACTAAATGCAAGACCGTTTTCATTAGTAGCATTTGTAAATGAGGAAACATCGGTTGTGAATCCACCAGATACAGTCAATACAAAGCTACCACTTGAATTTGCGGATATTGTAGTTTTAGCAAAAAGAGAATCAGAATCATTGTTAGTAACAACGAAAGTTGGATGTAAGAATGATATGAGTCTTTTACCCCAAGATCCACTAGCAACTATTGCAATTGGATGCTTCAATGAATAACCACCCGAACCAAGAACACGAACTATGGTTGCACTACCAGCATTGTTTAAATAGTTTTTTGCAGTATATGGTAGGTATGATTGTTCATATGTTCCACCAAATCTTGTTACAAAATCACTATAACCATTTACTATGGTTGGGACAAATGCAGGTCCCTTAAGCGTGGGTCCAACAAGAGCCGCACCAATCGCTCCAATTCCTTGTGGGAGGAAAGAGAGGTCATTCTCATTGGTAAAAACTCCAGGACTTACAATTCTTTCATTAGCCACTTATTATCTCCAAAAATTATAGAATTAAATTCTCATATAAATATGAGCCAAAAACCCCAAACTATGATTTAGTTGGAATAAATTTGCCAGAATCTAAATCTAAAACACCATCACCGTACTTCTCATTTAATTGTTCTACGAGTGATTTTTCTTCATCTTGAAGACCACTATATCGTTCAAACAAATCAGTTCTAAACTCTTTCAGTTGTTCAAGTCTTTTATTCAATAGATGTAACTCTATTTCAGCTTGACCAATTTGTGCAGTTGTTGCTGCATATTTAGATTGGAGCGTTTTTACCGAATCAATATCTTCTTGTGAAAAATCCTTTTCTGTTTGGTTTGCCGTAACTTCTGACATATAAAACCTCTTAAAAATGTAATAAAATAACAAATATAAATATCAAATTAAATTCCAATAAATGTAATTATCCATCGGAATTATCAAATTCTTGTGGATAGATACCAGGTGATCCTTCTGTTGATCTATTTGATAACCTTTTCATCTTATCTTCATAGTATCTTAATTCTTCGTCAGCATCCTTATTGAGTTTTCTGAATCCACTTTGGTTTTTACCAACACCAAGAACACGTCTTGCATCAGAATTAAATGCATTAAATTCATCACTATTCTCAATCACTTCTGTTTTCTCTCTACCTAATACAGAATTTATATCGCCAAATGCCTCTGAAACAAAAACAATTTTATTAGCAGTAACCAATCTTTTTGTTGTGGTTTGAGCTGCTATGTCTTTTGGTAACAAATATGCATGGGCTGTTATCTGAAATGAAGCACGAACAACTCTATCTTGTCCAGTTGTATTACTGTCTTCCATAGATATACTGTCCATGTTTGTAGAAAATTTGAAGAAATTTCTATCACCGAATGCTTGACCACTAAAATAAACAAAATTTTCTACAATATAGTTTAATTGATTTTGATATTCACACCATATAATAAAATCGTATGAAATATCAACATAATCAGGCATTGGAGTCATAAAGTATTCGGATGGTCTTTTTGCACCATATTGTGTGCTAAACTTATCATACGGTGTTGTAGTGTTATACTTATGACGCATGATGTATGCTATTTGATTTGTACTTGCTACTTTATTTCTTCTCATTTCCGATTTTATAGTAACTCCAGAACGGCGAAATGTTATCAATGGTGCAAGCGTTTTTCCCTTTTTATCTTTTAGGAATCCGTCTTTTTGTATTGATGCCCACTTTTCTGCATTTGCATAAATTGTTGGAACTGGAATATACTCACCATAGTCTTCAACACGAATTTGCATTTTACTATCAATAAATGATTTTATTGCAAAATCAACATCATATAAAGTAACACCAAGACTTCTTGTTTTGTCTTTATCTCGGCGAACTTGTAAATGTCTCATATCACCAAAATCCGTTCTTGGATTTTCTAATGAATTTCTATCATCAATAAAACTATCACGCGTTCTACGAAGTGGTGGTTTTCTATATTTGTTAGAATTTTTCATTATATGTTACTCGGAATATCATTGTTATTAGTTTGTATCGCTGGTCTAAATTCTTCAATGTGTATTCTGGACCTTCTTGTTAAGTGAGTGTTTGCAATAATAGATACATTATGACCCCATCTTTCTGTTGCAAAAGAATAATCAGGATTCTTTCCACCAAAAAATTGATTTTCTTGAATTGAATCCACTTCCCACCATTCACCATTATATTCGATAACATCACCAACTTCTATGAAAATTTCAACATCTCTAAGATATTCTCTAATGAATGCAAAATTTGCTGACTGTTGATAATCTTGACCAAACTCTGTACCCTCATATGTTTGTGCCTGATAATCTATGAGTGCAGGAACTTTTACTGGACTATGATACACTTTCTTATCGGATTCGTTATACAAATTTGTTTTTGTATCTTCAATCGATAACTTGTAAACAGCAACCTCTGTATCTATTATATCGTTTATCAATTCCATGTTCAATTTATGAACAAGTCTAGCATCTCTTTGCCCATGAAATAGTGGCATATTATTATCCTATGTAAATTGCTAAAGGTGTACCGTTAAGACTTGCACCCAATGCCTCTGTTTCCAATCTTTTTGCTTCTAGTAATTTAGAACGAGTCATTGTGTCTAACAAAGTTCGTAACTGTTCAACCAATGCCTGTTTTTCTGCAGTTGCTGCACCCAACAAGTCCGCTGCATTTAATGATGTCTCACCATTTGGTATCGGAATACTGCCATATTTACCACGAACATATCCTAACATTTCTTTTGCCAGTGCAAGACCAAATGAATATATCCATGTTTTTCCAGGAGAATTTATATGTGAATATACCATGTAGTCATAAGGTGCATTTGATAAATCAGATACAGTACCACCTTTGTATTTCAATGGATTACTTCTTTCTTCTTTAACGATATATTCTATCCATAGTTTGAAATTTTTTGTTGGAACTGGAAACATACGCAGTTCGTTATTTATTAACTCAAAAGTAAATGCAGATTTACGCATCAAATCATTAAACTCTATGGCCTGAATACGAAGCAAATCTGCATACATAGGCATCAACATAAAAGAAACACCGGTTGAATATGCACCAAATCCAAATGTATCAAGCATTGCTTGATTACCAAGATACGGATCATAAAAACGGATTGAAGCAGGTGGTCCGTAATGATGAACCTTTTTTATTTCAATTGATCCAGATGGTGCCTTTATATCACGAATTAGTGTATCTAAATTGTATTTCTGTTGTCCAATCTTCACATCAATGGATGACGAATAAAAATTTATATTACCATTTGTAAATGTCTCACTACCATATTCTGTTGCCAACTGCACAAGAGGACCCATACCGGTTGATATATTTCTTTGTGTAAGATTTGAACCAGTAGATGCACCAATGATACTTAACATATTTTGTTGTATGTTAAATTGATTTACATGATATGAATACTCATAAACAGCTTCTTCAAGACAAGTATAAAAGTTTACATCTTGTAATTCAACATCAACAATTGGATAACCCAATCGTTTAGCACACCAATCTGCAAAAGCATCTGCATCTGTTTGAAATTCTACATCAGAATCAAATGTTCCAAACGGTGTGCTACCAGTTACGAAACTGGAACTACCAGGCCAAATTGGGATTTCTACCATTTACTTCTCGGATTTGTTTTCTTCAAAATATTTCAATATATCATCAACAATAGGATGACGGTGGTTTGTTTTCAATTCATAAACCCCCAACCCATTTATTTTATCCTTCATATTAAATAAATATGGAAGACCGGAATCTTTTTTCTGTTTCAAATCTATCTGTGATATATCACCGGTTAGCATCATTTTTGAATTGATACCAAGACGAGACAATATC